GGGGTTTGCCGGAATATTACGAAGTGCGCGGCACCGAAGGCGGCGGCATCGACTTCAAGATTCACGCTTCACGGATCCTCCGCTTCATCGGACCCGAAGTGCCGACACCGGAGTTTCAGGCGCAAGTCTATTGGGGCATCTCGGTGCTCGAAGTGGTGTGGGAGGAGCTGCGGAAACGCGACAACGCGAGCTGGGCGATTCTGAATCTGTTGTTTCGCGCACAGATTCTCGCGCAACAGAATCCGGAACTGGCGCAGGCGCTCTCGGGACTGGGCATGAGCCAGCAAGCACTCATATCGTTCCAGCGGCGCATGGAAGCGCAAAACGAGTTGCTGTCGAACCAGTCCATGGTGATTCTCGGTGAGAACTGCTCTCTGCAAGCCTTGCAGTACACCTTCGGCGGCATCGGCGAAGTCTACGGGCAGTTCCAGATGGACACCGCGGGCGCGGCGGAGATTCCGCTGACTCGTCTGTTCGGCCGAACCGTCACCGGCCTCGGGCAAACCAACGACGCGGACGAACGGCTGTACGAGGAGAAGATCGCCACCGACCAGAACGATTCGCTGCGTCCGCAACTCGACAAACTTTATCCGGTGATCGCGGTGAGCGAGTGGGGCGAAGTGCCGGATGATCTCGACCTGCACTTCCCGTCAGTGCGCGTGATGACCGAAGAGGACAAAGCGGATTTGGTGGACAAAGCCAGTGGCCCGATTCTCGCGGCCTACAATGCCGGCATCATCTGGAAGAAAACCTGCCTGAAGGAACTGAAGCAGCTCGGTGACAACAGCAACATCTTCACGAACATCACCGATGAGGAAATCGACCAGGCGGAAGAGGAACCACTCAATCTTGGCACAGAGCCAGGCGCCGAAGGCGGCGAACTCACAGCAGGAGGCGAAAGTGGCAAAAGCGAAGGGGAAGAAGGCGAAAGCGAAAGAGGCGGCGAAGGCGAAAAAGAAGAAGAAGTAGAACGCGAACCCGGAGGGCGTCGTGTTCTGCGTGAGGCCGGAGGGCGGCGCCGTACTCCGTCGATGACGCGCTCCATCACCTCGCAAAGCGGAGTACGCAAGCCCAGTGTCACGGCGCTGGCACGCGGCGGCCAGCAACGGATACCGGGACCGGGACGCAAACCCGGAGACGCCGCGCTCGACGAAGACCCAACTCTTGAGCACTTGCGCTACCAGCTACACCGACTGCGCTTGGAATGTTCCGTGCTCGAGCCTGGCTCCAGCGAGTGGAATCAGTGCATGGGCGAAATCAACAATGTGGAGTTGCGAATCGACGTGATACTGGAGAAGGTCATCATGGGCACCAAAGGCCCGTGGCCGAAGTTCACGGTAAGTAAAGATCAGCACCCCATCAAGAAACGCCTGAAGTGGCACGGGCTGGATATTTCCATCGAGACGCCGGCAGGAGAAACGCGCTCAGGCAAAGATGCCAGCGGCAAGCCGTGGAGCGTGAAGATGACGCACGACTACGGCTACATTCGCAACACGGAGGGAGTGGATGGCGACCACGTCGATGTGTTCCTCGGGCATGATCCCAAAGCACAATTCGTCTATGTGGTGCGCACGCGCAAGGCTCCGGATTTCGTGGAGTTCGATGAAGACAAATGCTTCCTTGATTTCAGCTCGCAGCAAGAAGCCGTCGACGCGTTCCACGCGAACTACGACCGGCCGGAACATTTCGGGGAGATCCGGGCGATGCCTGTCGTGGACTTCATCGACAAGGTGCTGGTGGACAAGAAAGGCGAGCTGCTGGACGCCGAACTCCCGCCGGGAATGCTGGCGGAACTGGGACGAAGATGGAATGCGCTTAGCCCGGCTGATCGCCAGACAGCTTTCCGACGAGTGAAGAATCTTTCGTGGGCGAAGCCGTGGGAGCAACTGAGTGACGACGAACGCCGCCGCGTTTTTGTAGCGGTCCATGGAGGTGAGTAGATTGAAGGAACTGCCGCTATACGAGTGTTTCAAGCAGGTGCACGCCCTGAAGATTAGAGAGCTGCGCCACAACGAAGACGGCACGCTCACGTTCTGGCCAGTCAATGAAGACTACCAGGCCATCACCGTGGAGAAGCAGTTTGTGCCGTTGCATGACCCAGCGCGTCCGAGTCCCGGCTGGTACTTCGTAGTCTACGAAAATGAGTACAAATCATTCTCACCCGCCGAGGCGTTCGAGAAGGGATACCGATTGCTCCGATGAACACGTTTGACATTCTCGCTGAGCTGGTAGCCAAAACAACTTGCAAGCCGGGCTGGGACTTTGAACTGCTGCTGGAGGACGAGGCCTTGCGGTTAGTCATCACCGTTCCTGGCCGCGATTCCTACAACGAAAAACAACCGCTCACCGTGCGGCACTTCTTTCCCGTTCCGATTACCACCTACAACGAGAAGACTTGGCGGCGCTGGATCTTCGAGATGTGCCGGCGACTGGAGAATCACGAACTGGGCGAGTGGTTCAAGATTGATGGGAAGCGACCCTTCCCGCCGTTGCACGGCCCTGGGGAGGATCCTTACACCGTGCATGAGTTTCGGGACGAGCTGGATTCGCGGATTCTGCAGAACGGCGTAGTTGTCGCCAAACTCGGAGACGAACCAACAATCGTGGTGGCTGGCAAAGAAGTGCCCATCACAGCGAGACGCCCAAAGAATGACACACCATGAATCTTTGGAAACGACTTGTGGCGTGGTGGAACAGACCGATAGAGGTGTGGGGTAGAAAGCCTCCTGCGCCGGCAAACTTTAGAAGACCAAAAGGCGTCACGATTCCGAGGCCACCGAGATGAGCGCCGCAGATTGCCAGAACAGTCCTACGCGAAAGCATGTTCTGGAGCCGTGTGTCGTCGGAGCTGGGGGAAGCTGGTACAAGCACTTTCGTTGCATCCATTGCGGGCAGACCAGCTACCTCAAATCCAACGGGGAGTTCGCGTGGGAGGGTTTCCGGGGGTTGGAAGATGAAGCAACTCGTTTATCGAATCAACGCCAGTGACGAGGAAACTTCCCGCGACGGCATTCTGGCGCTGGCCAGCAAAATCGGATTCCTCGCGCTGCTCTACCGTTTGTACGAAGCCGCGGAGCCCAAGAAGGAAACCGCACGCGAATGGGTGGCTCGGAACATTCCGGGATTCAGTGGCGATGACGACGATGACGTATTTGTTGAGATTTGAAAACGGCGCAGAGTGGGAAGTTCCGGGCCACAGTGGCCCACCGGAAGAAGTGATTTACTACTATGACGGGCAAGCGAAAGTAGATTTCCAGTTTCGTCTCGTAGAGCGACTGCCTTCCGGGAATATGTTGTATCTCGAACAGAAGCGACCATGCCCGATTTCCGAACAACACAACGATTAGAGGATGACTACCGCCGCGCCATCGAACGGCTGATCATCAAGTATCTGAAGGTGCCGGCTGACGCGACTTGGCAGGACATCCGCCGCAAGGTCGCGCAACTAGCGAAAAACAAGACCTTTCTGGAGCGGTTGAGCCGCGTCATCTCCCGCCAGATGGTCACCATGGTGAATCGAAGTAACGCCAGCTCTTGGCAGGAAGCCGCTGCCGAGTCGTCTCGCGGACGTGCCATTTACTCCGCATTGCGGGAAGGCATGCGAGGTCCGGTGGGAATCCGCGTCCGCGAGATTGTCAGCGAGAACGCTCGGCTGATTTCTTCGATCCCGCAGTACTTGCGCGTGAGCGTGAACCGGCAGATTGCCGAAGCCCAGCGGGAAGGGTTGCGGCCGGAAACGATTGCGAAGCAACTTCTGGCGCGAGTGCCGCAGCTAACCAGGTCTCGAGCTCGGCTGATTGCACGAACGGAAGTCGCCAAAGCCACCACAGGATTGACCGAAGCGCGTTCCGAAGAGATGGGTATTGGCTGGTACCTTTGGTCGACGAGCCGGGACTCACGGGTACGCCCTTCCCATCGCAAGATGGAGAACGTGCTGGTGGCATGGAACGATCCTCCGGCTCCGGAACTATTGGTAGGAGAACAATCCGCTGGGCGCTATCATGCCGGGGAAATCTACAACTGTCGATGCGACGCGCAACCCGTGGTGACGCTGGACATTTTCAAATGGCCGATGAAAGTCTTTTCGCGTGGACGCATCCAGTACATGACTCGGGCAAGGTTCGAAAACTTACAAAGGAGGGCCGCATGAAGTTTCTACCTGACACCTTGGTGGGCATTGCCGCGCTGCTGGTGCTGTTGTTGGTTTTCCAGTACAACCGGTTCTACGCCATTGCCGCGTTCTTGCTGATCGTGATTGGACGCGGACTGATTTTCCTGCAGGCGCCGCCGCCGGTTCCTGCACCCAAGCAGAAGTGACAACAAAAGTTTCCATCGCTGACTTGATGGGAAAACGGGGCGGCGTCTCTCTCGGGGGACACTGGCATGGCGCCGCTCCCGAAGTAAGGAGGTTCCCATGCCGCTCATCCAGTTGCTCCTCATCCTGATTGTGATTGGTGTGCTGCTGTGGCTCGTCAACACCATCATCCCCATGGACGCGAACATCAAGAAAGTCATCAACGTCGTCGTCCTGGTCGTGGTGGTGTTGTGGGTGTTGTCGCTGTTCTTCCCGGCGCTGTGGACCGTGGGTCCGCGCGTCGGACCACGCTGACTATAAGCCTTCTTGCTTGGCTTTTTCTCGAATGATGTTTTCGAGCACCGCCGTGCGACGCAACCCTTGCTTGCGGGCGATGGCATCGAGCAGCGTGATGGCACCCTGGGTCAGATAGAACTGCGAGTATCGTGTCGGCGGGTAAAACGGCTTGCCGTTGTTGGGGGTGTTGTCCTTGGTGGTTGTCATGGCTTGCCCTCTAACTTTCCCATAGGAACCCCTGTACATTTTCCACAAAATGTAAGCCTTCACAGACTTCCGCGCAAGCACGGTGCTACTCTCCCGTCCGATGCCACTGAAAAAAGGCAGCAGCGGGAAAGTCATCGGGGAAAATATCTCCGAAATGGTGCGCCACGGCCATCCTCAAAATCAGGCCGTCGCTGCTTCGATGCGCGCTGCCGGAAAGTCGCGCAGCCAGGACATGACTTCGCTCGAAGCTCTCACCGTCACTGGCGCGTATCCCGGTTCGGACCCCATCGAGCACGGAAAGAAAGTAGTTGCGCCACGCAACGCGATGCAACCCACGGCCACGCGCTTCGATGCGATTTCGGTGGGTAAACATGAAGCGGAGAAACCTGCCAAAGACCGCATGTACCGCGGACGCGACCGCAAGAAGGAAAAGGACACCGCGCCGCGCAGTGCCTACGATGCCGGACCAAAAACGCAGAGCGGGTTTCATGTGGAAGCGGCGCCCAGCAACGGCGTTTTTTTCCTGATGCACAACGGCCAGGTGGTAGGTTCGTTCCCGACTCAGGGCGATGCGCAAGCGGAGCTGGATGCCATGCTGCGCAAGCGTCCGCAGCAAGGCACCAATCAGGTCATGGTCGGGCCGGATTCGAGTCCATTCGACCAGGCGGAAACGCCGGCAGGGCTCGAGACGCCCACCGGCGACCAGATTGCCGACAAGTTCTTCGACGCCTTTGGCGTGCAGCCCACGCCGGCCACGTTTGGGAGAAGGTGATGTGCCAGCTCTCCTCGACAAAGTCGCGTACTTCGCTGATGAACGGCTCAGCGAAAACATCGATGTCACGCCGGAGGGCTACCTCATTTGCCGCAACGCGGTCATCGGGCGCACCGGCTTTCAGACCTACAAAGTCAGCGAGATTGCCGATCCCGAAGGCTTGCTCGGTGATCAGGGCAGGAATCCCGACGACAAGATTGATTTGTGGCGCGACGCCAGTGAAGTTTTCTCCGCTGCTACCATTGCGAGTTTTGAAGGCAAGACTTTCACGTTCACGCATCCAGACCAACTGCTCGATCCGGATACCGAGAAGTATCACCATGCGGGTCACGTTCAGAATGTGCGCCGTGGCGAACCGCTGGATACTGGCGATATTCCGCTCCTCGCGGACATCATCGTCACCGACCGGGGCGCCATCGAAGCCATTCGCAATGGGGACCGCGAACTCAGTTGCGGGTACACCTACAAACTCGCCAAGCATGGGGCTGACCGCTGGGACCAGACACAGATCCTCGGCAACCACGTCGCCCTGGTGCAAAAAGGCCGCGCCGGCTCCGAAGCGCGCATCTACGACGCCGACCCGGAACACAAAACCGGATTTCCGCAACCCAAGTTTGGTTCTTCGCACGTCGCCGCGATGCGCGTGCCGAAGGGCGGCTCGAGTTGCACGAGCTGTAAATATCTTGCCGATAACGGAGTGAGTTGCAATGAACGCGGTTACATCGAGTGGCACAGCGAAGTCACCGGCAAAGAAAACGACAGCTCCCTTGGCGCTGCCGCGGATGAGTTTTGTTCGGATTGGTACGAGCCCAAGCCGGGCGCGATACGCGACACCGCCGCGGACAGCTGGTGGAAGGAGAAACCCATGACGCTTCTGCAAAGGATTCTCGGAATGGGCATGAAGGAGTTTGCCAAGGACGCAAAGCCGGAAGAGCTGGCTGCGGCGCTCAACGACAACGCGCTCACTGTCGAGAAAAAAGAGGACGACAAGATGCTCATCACCATCCAGCACAACGGCAACGGCAATCACCGCAACGGCAAGCGCCGCTTGCAGTCCATCGGCTTCACCAAAGATGGCGTGGAGATTTTCAAGGCGCTCGATGCCGAAGGAACGAACGCGAAAGCGCCGGCCGCTTCCGAGCTGACCTTGAGTGGCACCGGCAACGATGATGACGATGACCGCCGCGGCAAGGATGATGACGACAACCTCGAAACGGAAAACAAGTCAGCCATGGACCGCCGCAAGCGCATGCACGATCTGCTCGACGAAGTGCTGGGCAAGAGCGAATCCAGCCAGGCCGCTCGCAAAGCGGAGAAAGACGCGGACGTCGGCGAACTGAAAAAGCTGATGGGCGAATACCTTGGCGAAGAAGCCGGCGAAAAACAGCACGTCGATAAAGCCGCCGATGATGACGACGACGACGACAAGGGTCGTGACGCCCTGCCACCGCAGTTCGCTAAGAAAGCGGACGACGAAGAAGAAGAGGCGGACGACGACGAGGAAGAGAAGAAGGCCGATGACGACGACGACGATGACGACAAGGCGAAAGATGCCGAGATCGTGCGTGCCGAGCCGAAACTCGAAGAAGGCCAGACGCCCAAGAATCCCGTTAGTGACCGCGTGGTATTCGATGCTGCCGCGACGATGACGCTGCTCAAAGCGTTCCGCCCCATCGTCGCCTCCAGCAATGACAAGCGCGTGCGTGCCGCGTTCGACACGCTGTATCAGGGACTGCGCCGTGCCGCCAAGAAAGGCTCGACCGGACGCGACAGCTATGCCCGGGTGATTAAGGCCAGCGGCAAAGTGGCCGGCGACAAAGTGAGCGCGGCGCGTGATGCCGAACCCAAGCGGCCGAAAGAGTCAGTCATTCAGAAGGAAGTCCGCGAAGCCGACCAGGTGTATGCGGACGCCATGAAAAAGCATCGCAACATTTCTGCGGAGATTCTCGAAAAGCACCGCAGCAAAACGTAAATAGTTCTTTACGTTGGTGCAGCAGATTTCGTCGTAGAGGAGAACAACGATGGGCGCATTCGGACAAGTCATTCCCGTAGTTGGAACCGGTCTGGGTTTCTTGGGCGAGGTCTCGCGCACTGGTGGCGGAGATCCGTTCATCGCTTCGCGTCTCGCCAACACCGCGAACGTGAACAACATCAACTTTGGCGATGTGGTGGTGTTGCTGCCCGATGCCGTCGGCGGCACGGTCAAGCAGTTTGCCGACTGGGTAGCGCATCCTTCCGGATTTGCGTCCACGATGGCGACGGCCACTTCGACCACCCAGACGCCTGCCAGCATGAACGGCTTGGCAGTCGGTCAGTTGCTTTCCGGACCAGGCATTCCCGCCGGCACGTACATCACGGCGGTGGGCGCGACCACCATCACCACGAGCAAAGCGGCTACCGCGACCACGGGCGCGGCGGCACTGTTCGTCGCTATTCTCTACGGCATCGCGGTGCGCGAAGTGAAGTCCATGCTCACCTACAATCCCACCGCTGGCGGAATTAGCGGCGCCTTGGTGGGCAGCTACTCGCCTGGCTCGTATGTCGGCGTGCTCTTGCGCGGATCCATCACCATCGCGTGCCCGGTCGGCCAACCGATCGCGGGCGGCATCGCGTATCTGCGCAGCATCCTGAATGGCTCGATTCCCGCTGGCCTGGTCGGCAGCATCGAAGCCAACCCGGACACCATCAACAGCCAAGCCATTCAAGCCATCAACGGCACCGGCGATGCGTATTTCAAGAACGGCGTGGTGGATGCGAACACCCTGACCGAGTTGACGTTTATCAGCCGTATGGCTCCGTAATCGACTTTTCTTGGGCCGTAGGATCTTTTGGGGAGGGACAACATGCTGAAGCAAATGGTGCGCCGCGAAACGGCCATGGATGCGCGGCGTTTCTTCGATGGCACTGCCGGACAGTGGAGCTATGGTGCGTTCCATCCCGGTTCCCGAAAGCCGCGACAGCAAGCGGCTTCGGATGCCGTGGAGTTCTGCGAGCGACTCGACTACGCATTCGACGCGGCTTCGGGCGCGGGACTGGCATTTCTCGCTTCCATGCTCGAGCTGCCCGAAGTGAAGCTGGTCGAACCGCTGGCTTCCGTCACGCATGCCCGCGACATCCCCATCAAAACCGGTGGCGGGTACGTGGAAGAGCTGTCCGCGTGGGCCGCGAACTATGGCTCGACGGGCATGAACCAGTACGGGCTGCAGGAGAACAAGAACCTCGACATCGGCATCGTCCAGGCGGAAGTGCTCAAGGGCCTGTGGCCTGCGTTCATCTGGGCGCAGACCCAGCGGATCAGCTACATCGACTTGCAGAAGCTGATTGACAGTCGCAGGCAAGGAATCCCCGCGCCGTACTCGCTGCAAGCGTTGCTCGATACCGGACTCCGGTTGATCTGGAACAAGGCTCTCGACCTCTGCACCTACTTCGGCTTTGGCGGGATGAAGGGGATTATGAATAATCCCCAGATTACGTCGACCGCCGCGCCGCCGACCGGCACCGGTTCCTCGCCGTTGTGGTCCAACAAGACGCCTACGTTGATTTTGAACGACATCAACCTGGGCATCCTCACCTGCCAGCAAAACTCCGGGTACGCGGTCGAAGGCATCCCCGACACCCTGTTGGTGGACTACGCGCATTGGTCCACTTTGAATCAACCCATGACCACGGGCGGATTCAACTCCGTGCTCGAATATGCGTTGATGAACAACGTGGCACGTCGGCAAGGCGTGGACTTCGAAATCCTCCCGCTGCCCGACCCGTGGATTGCCACGCAAGGTGTCGGCGCGACGAGTGAAGGTTTGTTCTACCGCAAGAACGATGACTGCCTGTATCTGAAGATCCCGCAGCCCATCCAGAAAGTTTTCACCGTCCCATCGGTGCAGAGCGCCGCGTATGAGACGCTGTTCATGGGATGCATCGGTGTGCCGCAGATCCTCCGGCCCACCACGATGTTGTATATGTACGGCTGGTAGTTTCAGTTGCACGATTTTCGACAAGGTTTGTGAAGGAGAAGAACCATGAGCACTCCGAGAACTCCGGCGACGCCGCAGCACGAAGCGCCTCCGGCTAAGGGCAAGACGCCGCCTCCAGTGCAGGTGACTTGCACGCGCAGCATCCTGTTCCGCTCTGAGGCCGCGATGGTGGACCCGAGCCAGGCGCAGGCCGCGAAGCCAAAAGAAACGCCTTACGTGAAACCGGCCCAGTCCTTCACCATTCCCGTAAGCGCCGCTCCGATTGCCATTCCCGCCTGGGTGACGGAGCTGCCCGAGTATCAAGAAGCGGTGAAGGCTGGCGTCATCGAAGAGTTTCATCCCGCGTTTCATCCCGCCAAAGCCGCTGCTGCCCCAGCCGAAGACGAAGAAGAAGCCGCTGGTGGTGGCAAGCCCGCTGGCAAGAAGTAGCGGCGAACGAGTTTCTAGGTTCACCAGCATGGTTGGCAGGTGCCGATTCTGACGGTGGGGTGTGAGCATGGGTTCGTTCGGTCAACCAGATTGGGACTTGTGGCTCTCGACAGGACCCTGGGGACCCTCTGTCGATGACAGTTGTTTCCTTCCGGGAATCATCTGGTTAGCCACCAACGTAGTCGTTGGCACCAATCCGCCCTACTACATTCAGGACTTCTACGCGATGTACCCGAAGTGGGCCGGAACGCCCGTGGCGATCCCCGGTGCCACGACAGTCGCCGGCAGTTCGAACATCGCGCTGGCGGCGACCCAACCTGCTGGCGTGGTTCCCGGTTTGCCGATTGCGGGACCTGGCGTTCCGGACGGCGCGTTCATCCTGTCCATTGCCGGTACCGGAGCCAGCACCGTCATCACCATGACCATGCCCGCGACCGCCAACGAGTCAAACGTCTCACTCACGACCTGGCCGAATCCCGCTGTGCCGACCAACGTCATCCTGTCCTACATCACACTGGCTTCCGCATCTCTGGTGCAGGCACGTTGGTGCGAGATGTGGCCGCTGGCCATGGGCCTCTACGTTTCCCACTACCTCACCCTGTACGGCTACACCGACTCGCCACCGGGCGGAACCTACGCTGGTCAGACGCCTTACCAGATCGCGCTGCAAGGTTATGCCTCCGGAATCATGACTTCGAAGGCCGCAGGCGATTTGAGCGTGGGCTACACCCCGCTGCAAGGTTACGGACTGAACAACTGGGGCGCATTTAACCTGACCACTTACGGGCAGCAGCTCGCAACGATGGCGAAGGTTGTCGGAATGGGACCGATGTTTTTATGGTGAAAGCGAAAATCACGGTCGGGAAAACGAAAGGCCCGCCGGTGGGCTTCAGCAATCTCTCGGACATGAGTGTGCTCGTGGGCATTCCCGCTGGCTCGACGCGTCGCGGCGGCGGCATCAACAATGCCGAAGTCCTGTTCATCTTCTCGAAAGGCTCGCCGCTCAAGCGCATACCAGCCAGGCCGGTGATTGAACCAGCCATCGAAGCCAACGCGGAGTTCATCAACAAGGAGCTGGCGAAGGCCAGCAGCGCCGCGCTCAACAATGATCCCGCCGGCGTGCAGCAAGGTTTGCAGCGTGCCGGCATGGTGGCCGCGAATGCCTCGAAGGAATGGTTCTTCGATTCGCGCAACGGCTGGGCACCAAACACGCCGGGAACGATTCGCGCGAAAGGATCCGCGCAACCAGGGATTGATACCGGAGCGATGCGCCGCGCCATCACCTACGTGGTGCGAGGAACTTTCCGGAAGAAACCCGAACCGGAGAAAAAGAGTCGGCAGCAAGAACTGGAAGCGCCGGAAGAAGCACCGGAAACCAAGGCAGCTCGCGCTCGCGGTGCATCGGAAGGCGCAAGCCTCGCGGAAGAAGCCGCAGAAGCAGGAGAGTTGTTGCTCTAATGCCACTCGATCTCAGCATGGTCGCATCGGCGCCGGACCTTTCCAGTAGCTTCACGGTGCTGCGTTCGAACGGCGGGCAATGGGTTGCTGGCGTTTGGCAGGATAGCTTCACCCAGATTCCCATGTACGGCCCGGTGTCGATCGCCAACCCAAAGGATCTGGAGATGATTCCGGAAGGCGACCGGCCAAGTTCCGCGATGGTGTTCTGGACCACGCAGATTGTTTTTGAAACGCAAGGCCCGCCCGCTGGCGTGAACAGCCGGGGCATTTCGAGCGACATCATGCAGTGGAACGGGCTCGACTATCGCATCTTGCAAGTTGCCGAACGGCCGATGAACGGGTACTACCGCGCGGTGGCCACGCGGCTTTTGGCGGAGTGAGGATGAGCGGAAGGACTATTAACTATCCCGATGGATCGTCGCTCGTGACGAGCGCGTACACACCGTCGCCCGCCGGCGGAACGATCGGTGTGTTTCTCCACCCCATCCTTCTGGGCATGATTGGAGCCAGCGCCAGCGGCTACGACCCGAACTCCCCGCTGGTGCGGTTCACCTGGCCGATGCTGGGCGCGCCGTATCAGGATTTGAACGATGACATCCTGTACGTGTCCTGCGTCATCAAGGACGAGCCCTACGACAAAATCCGCGACGTGACCGAGACCACGCCGGATGGCCCCAGCGCCGCGACCAACATTGAAATCTGGAACTACACCCGCTGCTGGACTATCCGGTTTTGCGCCTATGGCCCGAATGCCGAAGACAATCTTCGTGCCGTGCGCAGCGCGATGAGCCAGGACCTGTTCGTCGAGATGCTCGCGGTCGGGCAGCTTTTCCCGATTCCGGATTCGGCGGCGCCCACACGCACGCCAGAGCTGCACAACGCCCAGTGGTGGGAACGCAGCGATTTGAGCGTGGACATGTACGAGTGGGTGACCGAGCAGATCACGCGGCAGACCATTCTCTCCGCGGAGGTCATCACGCTCACGTTCGACCAGGCGACCGTGGTTCCACCGATTTATCCGCCACCAGCGGTGATTGATGGCGGACCGTTTATTCCTCCGGGCGGAAGTGGAACTTCTGTCGATGGTGGTGGCTTTTGAGCGGCACGATTTCAGGAAACTGCGGCATCGCCAACGGCATCGTCCTGGCGGTGTATGTCAATGTGAGTGACGTTTCGACAATCGGCAACCAAGTGACCGCCGATGCCTCCGGGAACTATTCCCTCACCGGTTTAGCCGACACGACGTACTACGTTGTTCCGTTCTTGCCGGGAAACGTGTTCACGCCCAATGTGATTCGTGGCCTGGTGATTTCCGGTGGCAACACCATCAGCGGGCAGAACTTCACCGCTGCTGCGGCGCACCAATATGCGTTGACGCCCATCTATTCCGATAACTTCACGCCGAACGCGAACCCTTTGAATCCGACGAACTGGACTGTGGGAGTGGGAAGCTTGGCCGGCCCTATGGAGGCACTGGGCGGATTTGCCCAAGCCACGTCAGCAAACTTTTCCGGAGCCCTCTCCAAAGCGGTCGTGCCCAATGACCAGTATGTGCAGGCGGTTCTAAAAGCAAACACGCTCGACGCCGAGGCGTTCGTTACGGTTCGCATTAGCAACGATGGGTTCCAGAGCATCTTTTTCGCGCTGACCAACAACGGGGTAGTCACCCAAGCTTTTTTGGGCGTCGATGGTCCGGCGGGCGAAACCGATTACTTGGTGGTGGATGACGCCAACATCAGTCCGACCGATGTGTGGACGCTCTTGGTAGTCGGCAGCGAAATCGCCATCTTGCGGAATGGCAACCACTACTACACGTTATCCGACAGCACGTTGACGACAGGCAAAATCGGCATCTTTTCGGTTCCCTCTGCGGCGGCTGGCGATTCGCAGATTGGTCCCGTACAAATAGGCGCGGCAGCCATCTTTGTGCCTGCTTCGGAAACCACCACCACCATTCAAGCGCGGCGCGGCTTGCGCGGGAACCTGCCGGCGTCTGCGGCACCTGGCGAGTTGCTGTTCACGACCGACACCCATGAACTGTTTTTCGGAATGGGCGCGAGCACGCCGCCGGTCGAAGTTCAGGTTCCAAGCGCCGGGAACGCCACGTCCATTCAGAACATTCCGGTCAGTGCGACGCCACCCGGCCATGATGGGGAAATCCTGATTTACAACGGGGCAGGCAACAACTACGTCGCTGGCGATCCCATCGTCAGCGGTCCGGATGCGCCAGGCTCCGCGCCAACCAAGCCTCCGGTACAAATCGGTTTAGTCGATGGCAGCGGCAATGTACAACGCGTGGGACCAAGCAATCCCGTTCCTGTCAGTGCGGCGGCGCTTCCGCTTCCGACAGGCGCAGCCACCAGCGCACTGCAAACGACGGGTAACACTTCGGTCGCTTCCATCGACACGAAGACGCCCACGGTCGGCCAAAAGGCGATGGCCGCGTCGTCACCTGTCGTTGTGGCGTCGGACCAAAGTGCAGTGCCGGTGAGCGCGGCTTCGCTGCCTTTACCAGCGGGCGCGGCGACCAGTGCGCTACAAACCACCGGCAACACGTCAGTCGCTTCGATTGATACGAAGACGCCAACCGTTGGCCAGAAAGCGATGGCCGCTTCCAGACCGGTTGTCGTGGCCTCCGATCAGAGCGCCATTACTGTTAGCTCGCAAGACCGAGCGGCCCTCACCTATCCCGTGGCCGTAACCGATGGCCAGGCCGTTTCCGCCATGGCCGACAAGGCGGGCCGTGGCGTCACGGTTCTGAATGCACCGCGCGACCTGGTCGGCACTGTTGCCCTGAGCAGTGCAGCAGCAACGGCAACCGTTTTGATTGCAGCGGGCGCAGCGGGCGTGTTCAACGACATCATCTCGCTGGTCATCACCAACGAGACATCGACGGCCACCGTCGTGTCGCTTTCCGATAGCGGCGCAGGTGGAACCATCTACAAGATTGCCCTCGCCGCGAATGGCGGCATCGTGCTGAACTTTACGACACCGCTTCCGCAGGGAACGGCGGCAGCGGCTTGGGATGTGCTGAACTCCGCGGCGGTCGCACTCGATTACATCGTGATTTACGCGAAGAACAAGTAAGGAGTACGAACCATGGCGAAAGAAATCATCGTGCTCGGTGTCACGACCACCGCAGTCATTCAAAACGTGAGCTGCGTTTTTTGGTACCCCATCACCAGCGGGAAACTCGCGGTCACCGGCACATCCGCCTGGTCCGGCGCATCGGCGGCGGAAAACACCGCGATTCAAAGCGGCAACGTGGTCGAAGAGCTAACCAGTTTCCAGTTTCCGGTGGGCTTGCCGACCACCGAACTGAAAACCTTTCTCAACACTTATTGGACCAACCGGAATACGGCCATCAATGGAGTCGGTCCCGGGCTGTACAACAGCGTCTTTTACGATTCGGCAACCG